ATGCCTCCACCAGATCTAGGGAAGAAGTCAAATGATAAGAACTTTTCAAGTTCTGCTTCTACCCTACTTCTACCAAACAAATCAATAATCAGTTGAGCATATTGTCCATCTGATATAGTATAGAATGTATTACGCATCTGATCTTTATCGGTACTACGTTCAGCAGATCCGATAGTTTCCATACCATTTAAGATTACATCAATCTTTTTACTAGTACCATCTTCATTACGTGCCATGTTCCAGAATGGTGATGTCCA